AGCGTTTGGAAAACGCTCGGAAAGAATGTGTTGGGGGGGGAATAAGAAAGAGTGAGAGTGGGGTTTACATCCCTGACCAGCAGGGGTGTTTTGTAACGACTCAAGGTGAGGGTGGCACGCTTGCTACGTGCCCTTCCCAAACTTCCGACGACGATTCTCTCGTCAGGTTGGGAGTGGCAAAAACAAAGGGAAAGCTTCGTGTTGTAACGATGCAGTCCGCTCGCGTGAAGCGAGTCCTTACCCCGGTTCACAACGCTCTATACGATCACCTGTCGTCTTTCGGGTGGCTCGTACGAGGGGATGTAAAGAAGGAGGATTTCTTGGCTGTTCTCAATGACAGGAAAGACGGGGAGGCGGTTATCAGTGGGGATTACGAATCCGCCACTGACAAGATTTATCTTGAAGCCGTCGATGTCATTGTCGAAGAATTAGCAAAAGATGTATGGTTAACAGAGAATGAAAGAAAAGTCCTGCGCGGCTCGTTCACCAATCTCAGATGGATGAACACGTGTACAGGACAGATCAAGCCTATAAAGCGGGGAAGTATGATGGGGAACTTGGTGAGTTTCCCACTGCTCTGTCTCCTGAACAAGGCTTGTTTCGATATCGCCAGCGATATCGCGAGGGGGGCAGGAGCCAACCGCGTTGGTCGTTTCAACGGCGATGACTGCGTCTTTGCAGGTGATCGGAAGTTCTTTGACCTTTGGAAAGAGGTTACTGGAACTTTCGGGCTTTGTGTCAATGTAGAGAAGACCGGCTACTCCAACATCTCGGCGGATTTGAACTCCCAGAGTTTCTTTATCCGTCGGGGCCAGTTGGCCCCTAAACCCGTCCTATCATTCTTCAGACCATACCGGAAGGAGCCCGGGTGTCTCTTGACAGAGGTGCTCGAAGGGCTGCGGACTTTCCGCGGCGAGGTGGTAAGCCTCGTCGTGAATTGTCTAATGCGCTTTGAGATATCTGCTAGGCAGATAGATTTGTCGACTCTATCTAGAAGAGAATACTCGATTCTTTCGAAGAAATCCTGGTTTCGCCGTGCCTTGACGGATGGTGCGGCCCCCACATTAAAGAAAGGCGTACGTCGCAGTGTCGAAATGGTCATAGGGCCGCCTCCAAAGGCCTCTCTATACGGTGTTTTTGACACTATGGCGAAGGACGTGGCTGGTGACATGGTCTCGAGATGGACGGGTGTTCCCGTTAAACCCGAAAGGGTCTCCATCGACTATGCTGCTTTCCGAGAACGATCCTCTCAGACGCCTTCCTATCAACCTCCTTCCTTCCGCGTCCTCAGGAGGGGACCGAAGTTGTGGTCTTTTGTCTGGCCCAGGCCAGTTTTTGACCATTTTATGATGTACGAAGACCGGGCCTTTGTCACCAACAAAGCCCGTCGATCGCTATGGATCGACGATCATCCTTGTTTACAGGTAAGTGTAGACTTGGTTAGGACTCGTTTCGTACGCGGATCACGTAACTTCCGTACCTACTTCGGACCCCCCGCACTCCTTTCACCCTGCTCCCTTCCACAGGTCAACTGTGGTTACGCTTAGTGAGTTGCGCAGAGGCTGCCACAACTGGGAGATGAGTTATATTAGTTGGGATCAGTGGTCTGGATCCCGTTGAGATGTCATTCGAATGTCCGTAACGGTCAGTCGGTAAGATCCCTTTTTCAGTATGTCATGCGTTTAGGATTCGGAACCCTCCAGGGGGTCCGGGGCTTCGAGCCTCTACCGGGAACGCAAGAATCCGGACACACAACCATATTCGACCTACAACTAGGTCTCGATGCCTACGCTTCGGAAAGCGGGTATGATGGGAATATGGGGCTGCGATAGCGGCCCCCCCACCCCCACTCGGAAGAGTTGAGGCGACCATCTTGGTATCCTAGGTTATGGAAGTGTGTTGAGCAAATGGCAAGGTGAATGAGTGGATGCTGCCGCAGTTATAATAGCGGACCAGTATGAGTGGTTTCAGCGGGTTAAGGGAACTGATGAGTGGCGGGGGCAACTCCGCGGCGACAGAATCAATTAGTCGTAACTAATATCGCTTATCGCACATGGAAAACCAGTATCAAGCCTAGCCTTCTAGGTCATGACCGGATCCAGGCGCTGCTGTCTGCGGCGCCCCGGCACCTACTCCAAGAGAGAAAAGAAGACCCCTTTCAAAGTAGGGGAGTTAACGCGAAAGCGTGGTAGCGCACAG